TTTCTGGTGGTACCAATTGGAAACAGGTTTCTGTAATTGAAAGTAGTAATCATGCGACGGCGATTAAAACCGATGGAACTTTATGGACATGGGGGCAAAATACTACTTATGGCGCACTAGGTGATAATACAATCGTAAATAAATCTTCTCCAGTTCAAACAGTTGCTGGAGGTACCAATTGGAAAATGGTTGCGTCAGGAAGGTATTTCTCATCAGCCATTAAAACAGATGGTACTTTATGGACATGGGGTAATGGTGCATCTGGCCAACTAGGTGATGACACCATCACATACAAATCTTCTCCAATTCAAACAGTCGCTGGTGGCACCAATTGGAAAATGGTTGCGGCGGGTGGTGGAACATTTGCCATCAGAGAAGATTTTTATTAATCTTGTATTGACTTTATTATTTTTTTGTGTTATAATTATATTCTATGAAAATAAATTTAGGCTCTGGTACCAAAAGGTATCCTGATTATATCAATATTGATAATGATGCTGGGTCTAATCCAGATTATGTTATCAATATTGAAAAAGACAAATTCCCATTTGAGAATAATTCTGTTGATGAGGTCATTGCTCATCATATATTAGAACATCTTGGTGAAGGTTTCTTTCATTGTATGCAAGAATTATATCGTGTATGCAAACATGGCACCATTATTGATATTCGTGTACCACACCCAAAGCACGATTGTTTTCTAATTGATCCAACACACAGGCGTCCAATTTATCCATACACATTGGATATGTTCTCAAAAACAAAAAATAAAAAATATATAGATGATGAAAGTGGTGAAACTCCTCTTGGGTTTATTTACGATGTTGATTTTATATTGGTAGACCACACTTTTACAATTGATCCTTATTGGCAAAAACAATTTCAGAATTTCACAGAAGAACAATGTGAACACGCTGCAAGGTCTTTTAATAATGTTATTGTAGAAATTGGTATTAAATTATTGGTGAATAAAGATGAATCCATTAGCAACCGCTGAATTTTTAATTAGTATAAATCAAAATGAGAAGGCCAAGATTGCTCTTGACCTGATGAAACCATACGCAACCAACATTTTACAAATGGATGCAATGGGTAAATTGTATGCCGACATTAGGGAATTTAATGATACCTTAGAATTAGCACAAAAAATGTATCATATGATGGATACATCCGAAGGAAAATTTGATTCTAGGGTGAATATTATTCGTGCATACTTACACCTCAATGAACCGAACAAAGCACTAGAACAAGTCTATATTAACGAAAAAGAACAACCAGATGACCATCCAAATCAAATGGATAAAGCCATGTGTTACTTTCTTTTGAATAGAAAAAATGAAGGTGAAGCAATACTTAGAAACATTCTTACACAACCACACACAGAGGATATTGATTTTAGAGTTAATTTTAATCTTGGAACTTATGATTTGGCCAATGGTAATTTCAAAGAAGGCCTGCGCCATGTCTTATTAGATGGCCGAAAATTGAATATTTGGCATGAATTTAAATACCCAAAGGAACAACTTTGGGAAGGTGGTATTCAAAAAGGAAAAACAATTTTACTCTGTGCTGAAGGTGGTATTGGAGATGAAATCATTTCAGTTAGATTTATGAAACATTTCAAAGATGCTGGTATGTTTCCTATTTGGGTAACAACTAGAAAAGATATTGCTGAGATATTTAATCGCAATGGTCTCAAAACAATAACCGAATTAAAAAATATTCCACCAAATTGGTTATGGACATATTCTATGCTTTCTCCAGTTTATTTGGATCTTGATGAAGATGATTTATGGCATGGAACATATTTAAAACCTTTGAATAAATCTCCTCTATTATCGAAAAAGAAAAAAATTGGTATTAAAACAATGGGTAATCCTAAGTATGACCAAGATTTACACAGGACAATACCTTGGAATGAAACGATTGATTGTATTCCAGATGATTATGAGATATATTCTTTCCATGTGGATGAAGATTTTTCACACCCTAGAGTTATAAGTCTCAAAGATAAAATTAAAACTTGGGACGATACTTTGGATTATTTAAACCAAATGGATTTGATTGTCTCTAGTTGTAGCTCATTAATTCATGCCGCTGGTACCATTGGTAAAAAATCATATGTTTTAGTTCCAATACTAAATTATTATGTGTGGGCTAAACCAGAATATCATAGTAAATGGTATGATGAATCGTTGACGGTTCTTAGACAGACAGAATATGATAATTGGAATTCTCCTTTAATTGAATTGAAAGAACTCTTATGCCAACCTTTAGTGATATAACCGTTGTAGCCGTTCATGGAAATAACGGAATAGAAAGTATTTTACCAGCACTTAAAAAAACAGCTGAAGCTTTACCCAACTGTAAACAATTATTAATAACAAATAATAAAATTGATGTGGATATTCCACAGAAATTAGTGCACCAAATTATTAGATATGAAGATTATAATCCATTTATTATATATTGCTTAAATGAATATATTGAAACTGATTATTGTTTAATTGTTGGGTCGGATGGGTGGGCATTAAATCCAAATAATTGGAGGAATGAATGGTTCAATTATGATTATATTGGTGCTCCTGGTTTTACCCAAGATGAAAAATTTGCAGTAATTGGATATGATTATAATCCCGAAAAAAGAATTTTTATAAATCCACACATCAATCAAAATGGAGGTTTTTCTTTGCGCAGTAAACAATTATTACAAGCGCCTACAAAATATGGAATTACAATGAAATGGGATCCTACTTTAAGTTATAATAATGAAGATTATCAATTGTGCTGTGTCATGAGACCAGCATTAGAAAGTGTTGGTATAAAATTTGCTCCTATTGAAGAAGCAAGATTATTTTCAGTTGAACATTTAGATAAAAGAATACATGAAGGATTGGATTTAACTAAAATATTTGGCCAACATTCTACCACAAGAAGATTATTGGATAATGATGTGGTTCAATGGCATCTAACGGAAGAACAAACTCAAAGTATTATTGGTGAAACAGCTTTGTTAAATTTATTATCATATTACAAATATAATATATATCAGTTATCTTAATTTATGATATATACATTCGGAGATAGTTATATTTGGGGCTGGAATTTTTTCATTGACGCTGATATAAATGAAGATGAAAGAAAAAAATTAACATGGCCATATTTAATATCACAAAAAATAAATCAACCATTGATGGATTTTTCACTTCCTGCTTCAAGTAATTGGAGAATTGCTAGAAAATTACAATCATTACCATTAACAAAAGATGATATCGTATTGATTGGCTGGACTTCTCCTACAAGATTTGAATTTGGTCTTGCTGATGATTATGATGTAATTCCAAATCATGAAGATATACATTATAGAATAACGGACATGAATGAAGAAGATGGAAACATTAGAACAAAAAGAATGTCATATCATTTGATGGATTCAACAACTTGTAATTATGCCAAACAATTTATGTGGTCGGCATATGGACCATTTAATTCAGAATCTTGGTATAGAGAAATGTTCAAAGTGGTCTTTACTTCTTGCCAAAATGTATTAAATACTTCTGGATGTAAATGGTTAACATTTGATGTTTGGACTGACCAATGCGAAGATTCTTGTTTTAGTGATGTTTCCAATTACATATTAAGAGGAACTAATTTACTAAATGCTTCTAGAAATATTCCAGGAAAACAAACCGATAAAGAATATTGGTCAAAAGAAGAACACAACATAGTATCTGAGCTATTAATAAAGGAATTAAATAAATGAGTGTTCTAATTTTAAATAATTTTTTAGAAATGCCAACACTAGTTCGTGATTGGGCAATCAATCAAAAATACTATACAGCTAAAGACTTTGTAGAAATCTACGGCAAACATACCGATTGGCCAGGTAAAAGAACATTTCATGTATCTGATTTAAATAAAGAATATGCTGATATAGTTCTTAATAGACTTGCAAATATTGCCATTCAACATTATGGATTAAAAAATATTTCTATTCGGTCTTACTTTCAATTAACAACTTCTGATGATAAAGACAGTTGGGTTCACCAAGATAATGATACGGATGTTGCAGCTGTTTTATATTTAAATCCTAATGCTCCAATCAATTCTGGAACTACAATGTATAACTGTAATGATGTTTCTAAATGGTCATCTTTTATGGCTGACCAAAATGGGTATGAAACTTTAAAAACTATTAATACGATAGAAAATAAAAAATTATTTGAAGAATTATTTGAACCTATTGATGTAATTGGTAATGTATTTAATAGACTGATTGTATATAAAGGAACCGAATATCATAAATCAAATAATTACTTTGGTGATTCTGTCGAAAACGGAAGGTTAACTCAAGTTTTTTTTATTAAAAATGAATAAACCTATTTTTAAAATTATCAATATTAATTTAACATCGGTATCTTCATCTGAGCCCGTGGAAAATGTTCCTTGCGGTAGTTGTGTGTTATGTTGTGCAACTTTGACACCATATTTAACAACTGAAGAAATTAATTCAGGATTATATCCGTTAAGTTTAATACAACCATCAGAAGAAGAACTTAAAAATACTTTGGATATTGGTCCTATAGTAACTCTGTATCGTAAAAAAGAAGGTGGTTGTGGAATGTTTATCGATGGAAAATGTAGCATATATAATTATAGACCAATTTCCTGTAGACAATTTGATTGTAGGAAAGGTCACCATCCAAAAATACCTAATATGGTAGATTAAATTTTATTATGAAAACTTTTTATTTTCTCTCTGGATTACCAAGATCCGGGTCTACAGTTCTAGCTTCTATACTAAATCAAAACCCTAAAGTTTATGTAACTCCAACCAGTCCTATGGTAGAGTTATTGGTTAAAAATCAAGACACTTTTTGGGAATTACCTGTAGTTAAAGCTAATCCTTGTCCAGACCAACTAACAAATATAACCAGAGCAATGATTAACTCTATGTGGGAACACAGACCAGAATCAATTATCATTGATAAAAATAGAGGATGGGGTAAAAATATGCCAGCCTCTACAATTTTATTTGAAAAAGAAATTAAAGTTATAGCCACCGTTAGAGATTTGCCTAGTATTATGGCTTCATGGTTAACATTATTACATAATAATCCAAAGAGTCATATGGATAAAACAATAAAACAAAGAGGTTATGAACCAACCGATGAAAATCGTATGGGTGAGATGTGGTTTAATATGGTTAAAGATTGTATGGAAGGCATAGTTCAATTAAAAAAAGATGCTTCCAATAGATTATTATTAATTGATTATGATGATTTAATAAGTGACCCAAAAACAACATTACATAATATTACAGAATTTTTATCTTTACCTAAGCACAATTATGATTTTGATAATATTAAAAGTGTTACTGAAGATGATGATTTAATGGCATGGGGACTACAAGGTATGCATAAAATTAGGCCAAAACTAGAAAAAATAGCTAAACATCCTAAAGAAGTATTAGGAGATATGTTATACAATCGTTTTATTGAAATAGAAAAGGAATATAAATGAAGAAGATTTTAATTATGGGTTTGCCTGGTTCTGGTAAAACAACTTTGGCTGGAGAGCTCAAAAAATACTTAGAAGAAAATGGAACAGGCAGTATTAATAATCATACTGCAGAAATATTACCATTAGGTGGTTTTAAGACTCAAGTAACATGGTTCAATGCAGATGAAGTCCGTAAAAAATATAATGATTGGGATTTCTCTAAAGAAGGACGTATTCGGCAATCATTACGGATGGCACAGTTTGCATTGGAATCTAGTGGTGATTATGTTATCTGTGATTTTGTGGCACCAATAGTTGAAATGAGAAATAACTTCAAAGCATACTGGACTATATGGGTAGATACTATAGAGAAAAGTCGTTTTGAAGATACAAACAAAGCCTTTATTCCTCCTGAAATATATGATTTTCGTGTTACCGAACAAGATGCTAAAAAATGGGCTGAGTTTATTGGTGAACATATACTTGCTGACCGCAGAAGGCCAACATTCGATTGGAAAAAAGAAACAGTTCAAATGTTGGGTAGATGGCAACCATGGCATAAAGGACATCGTGCTTTATTTGAAAGAGCGATTTCTAAAACTGGTCAAGTGGTTATTCAAGTCCGTGACTGTCAAGGTTGGCAAGGTTCTAATCCATTTGCAATTGACCAAGTAAAATCAAACATTAAAAAAGATTTAGACCCATTATTTCAAGGACAATATGAAATACAAATAGTTCCAAACATAGTTAATATTACTTATGGTCGTGATGTGGGTTATAAAATTGAACAGGAAACCTTTGATGAGTCTATAAATCAAATCTCAGCCACAAAAATTCGCAAAGAAATGGGAATTAAGTAAATATAAGTTGAATGGAGTAAGGTATAAATACCTCTTATAATAGGAGATTATTATGCCATCCGTAACCAGTAGACAAGCGCTGATTGATTATTGCTTGAGGAGACTTGGGTTTCCAGTAATAGAAATCAATATAGACCAAGACCAAATAGATGACAGAATTGATGATGCCATTCAATATTGGCAAGATTATCATTTTGATGGACTTCAAAAAGTATATTACATCAAGACCATTACTCAAACCGAAATTACCAATAAGTATGTTAATTTAAGTAATGTCAGAGATGCAGCCAACAATACCTTAGATATTGTCGGTGTAACACGCATATTCCCAATCAATGATTCTCAGGCAACTATTAATATGTTTGACCTCAGATATCAATTACGACTTAATGAGTTGTATGACTTCACCTCCGCATCGTATGTCAATTATACCTTGACACAACAACACTTACGCTCACTAGAATTACTGTTTACTGGAGAAGTTCCTATTCGTTTCCAAAGACATATGCAAAGGCTGTTTATTGATTGGGCTTGGGGAACATCCGAAGCACCAGCAGGTGCCATTATGGTAATTGAATCTTATGCCAATATAGATGCTTCGGTATACAATAGGGTTTGGAATGACCGGTGGGTTAAAGAATATGCCACGGCATTAATCAAACGAAGCTGGGGAAATAACCTCAAGAAATTTAGTGGCTTACAATTACCGGGTGGTGTCACATTAAATGGTGATAAAATCTACGAAGAAGCGGTAGAAGAAATTAGAAATCTTGAACAACAAATGGAAACACAATATGGTGCTCCATTAGAATTTATGATGTTATAGAAAGGTGAGTACCTAAAATTCCTACCAGTGTATATTTCAACAACTACAACTCTCGTGCAGAACAAGGTGTTATAGAGGATTTGATAGTTGAATCAATAAAGATAATGGGTTTTGATGCGTTCTATTTGCCCATAGAAAATCCTAATGACCGAGATATTCTTTATGGTGAAGATCCTGTTAAGAAATTCAAAACAGCCTTTCCATTAGAAATGTATCTATCTTCCGATCCATTAGATTATGAAGGTCAGCAAGAGTTCTTTTCTAAATTTGGTTTAGAAATTAAAGATGTGGTTAAAGTAATACTCTCAAAAAGGTCATTTTCACAAAGAGTACCACAAGATACTTTCAATAGGCCTAGAGAAGGTGATTTAGTTTATGTTCCATTTTTAAATGGTACTGGTGAATTATATGAGATTACTTTTACAGAGCAGGCAAAAGATTTTCATATGTTAGGTAGACAGCAACCATATTTCTATGAGCTTAGACTTGAGAAATTTAAGTATTCACAAGAAATTGTTGATACTGGTGTTGATGATATTGACCACATTGTTAATGATTCTGGCTATATGATTAAGTTAAATACTGGTGGAAGAATATCAGCTTCAGTAAATTATACAATACATGAAATAGTATATCAAGCAACAGATTCGACACAAGCCAATGCAAGTGCTGTGGCTATAGTTCAATCTTGGTCACCAAATGATAATGAATTAATGGTCAGTAATATTGCTGGAGAATTTATTGATGGTTTATATTTAATTGGTGCAACAAGTAATACTAGATATGCATTAATATCTTACGACCCATTATTAGATAATTCTTTTAATGAAACATATTCAAACAAATATATAGACACTCAATCAGAATCAATTATTGATTTTTCTGAAGATAATCCTTTTGGTAGTATATAATGGCCAATACATCTTATAATAGAATCATTCGTAAATTAGTTATTGGATTTGGTAATTTATTTAAAAATATTACCTTAGTTCGATATAATCCGGATTTAAGTGAAGCGGAACGAATGATTGTTCCTATTGTATATGCCACTAAAGAATTCTATGTGCGAAGATTGGAAGATGATCCAGATTTAAGTAAGAAGATACAGGTAGCATTACCTAGAATGTCATTTGAAATGTCAGGCCTTACTTATGATTCTAGTAGAAAACAGAATACAAACTTTAAACAATTTGCCAAAACTGAAGATGGTGTTATATCACAATATAATCCAGTACCATATAACTTTGATTTTAATTTATACATCTATGTAAGAAACGTAGAAGATGGTACACAGATTATTGAGCATATTCTTCCTTATTTTACTCCTGATTATACGATTAAACTCAATTTAATTCCTGAAATGGGTATCGTCAGAGAAATACCAATTATATTAAATAATACTTCAAGTGATATTATGTATGAAGGAGATAAAAATTCTGAGACTAGAATGATTATATGGACATTAAACTTTACGGTCAAAGGTTTTATTTTTGGTAAAACTACTGACGTTGGTTTAATTAGAAACTCAATTACAAACATACTAAGCACCATACACACATCCGATGTTGTTTCATTTAACATGGGTGAAGAAGGTGTTGGAGTTTATCAGGTTGGAGAAACAGTATACCAAGGTTATTCTCCCACACAATCAACAGCAACAGGTAGAGTTACTGCGTGGAATGATAGTGTATTACACCTAACAGAAATTAATGGCAATTTTATGTCAGATTTACCAATTATAGGAACAAAAACGTTGTCTAATTATTCTTTTGTGTCATATCAATTAACACCTAAGAATCTAGCACAAATTGTTATTGTACCTAAACCATCAGATGCTAATGGTAATACACTATATACAACCATTACGGTGATTAATGAAATTCCTAATATTAATACAACAGTAATTTCCACAGACGCTGGATTTGCTGGAGATTTAGGTGCAAATGTATTTGGTATAGATGATTTAGAAACAGAATTAGAAAACATAACAGATTTAAATTAAAAGGTATTTAAAAATGTCAAGAACATTACAATTCAAAAGATTAGCTAATACACATCTAGCTCAAGTTACTGGAGCTAATGGTGAAATCATTGTAGATTATACTAATGCTACTTTAACTATACATGATGGAGTAACTCCTGGTGGTAGTAAATTATCAACAGAAGCTTATGCCAATAATTCAGTAAGAGCTAACTCATCATTTATTGTTGCTAATAATTTCTTTATTCGAGTTTCAGCAAATAATGGCCTTCTTCAATTGAGAACTGGTTTAATTTATCAAAATAGTTCTTCATATATTGGTAGGTCACAACTAACTTTGACCGCAAATGATTTTAATATGACCATACATACAAACTCATTTACAAATCATACAGGAATAAGATTAGAAGAACGTGGTAGTTTAATTACATATGCAAATGATGTTTACATATCAACAAATGTAAGAAGCACAGGTTTAAATTCTAATAGTAATTGGAGATTTAGTAATACAGGAAATTTAATATTTCCAAATGGTACTTCACAAAATACTGCTTTTCGAGAAGAAACTGTTCAAAATTTTCAAGCAAATAATTATGTATTACAAGCATTGGATATAAACAAATACGTCTATTACAAATCAACAAGTAATAATATAATTTATATACCTAGTGATAATGTGAATGATTTATTTTTTAATCAAATTGCAAATGGAGCAACAATTACAATTGTTAATAAAACACCAACAAGTGCTAATGTGACTCTAAGTCCAAATACGGGAGTATCATTGTTTCTTGCTGGTAATACGGCAAACAATACACGAAATGTTGTTACATATGGAGTGGCAACATTATTTAAAGCTGAGGCAAATACTTGGTTTATTAGTGGAACCGGTGTAGTATAATATTATGAATATTGGACCAGGTATTACAATTGGAGGTGGAATTAGCTTTGGTCCTTCTTACCCATCAATTTATTTTACAAACTTTAGACGTGCGGTCTATGATGCCAACATAGGACAGTTTACAAAAGGTGAGGTTATCACAACTGCAAGTGAAGATGAGTATATAATTTTTGAATTAGGATGGACTAATTGGAGATACACCACTAACAGTAGCATACGATTATCTGGTGCTAACATTATGCTTGAGGATTTTTACACATTCACAGACCAATCTTCCTATATTGCAGGAAATGCACAACCTTATGGTCCTCAAGAAGCAAGTGATCCATCTTGGAATAATTCAATATTTGACCAGGATCCTGGTACACAATTTGGTTTAATAAAAATACTTGCAGATAATATAACAGAAGGTAACGAAACATTAACTTGGTCTTGGAGTTTGAATAATGGAGCTATCTATGCCAACTCGACTATAACTATAACCGATAGCAGTCGAGGCCAAGAAGGTAGTATATTATTTAATGGAACAAATAATTATTTAATAGCTAATAACGAATTCTTTAACACTTTGGCTTTTTCTCCCAATTGGTGGGACAACAGCGGTACAAACTATGACTTTAACACAGATCCACCAACAGAAACTTTTGATTCAAATCTTTATTCTGGATACACAGTAGAATGTTGGATAAAGTATTCAGGCACACCCACAGGCGCTAATGGTTATCCTATTATAGGAAATATGGAACCAGTAAATCCAGTTGGTAAAAATTATTGGTCGTTGGGAATTAATTCAGCTTCAAAACTTGAATTTTATTATTCAGCCAATACTGGAGCTCAAAATCGAGTGATTAGTAGTAATGTTGTTACCTCAAATCAATGGCATCATGTGGCCATGACGCAGGCAAATAACATTATAAATCTTTTTGTAGATGGAACAAAGGTTGCAAATACTGCTGTATCTGGCACTCCACAATCTTCAATAACGCAACAGGAT